ACAAAAAATGTTGTTGTTACTGTTGGAACAGGTTCTGCTACTTGGAATGTTACAACTGGTGCAATTCCAGTCAACACACCAAACCCACCACCAGATTTTGGTTCACTAAACAATCTACCATTAGGACAAGTTGTATATAGTGATATTGCACAAATCCTAGGATTAACTACTTCTGCTATCATTAGTGTTGATAATAGTGCAGAGATTGCAGTATCTAATTTTAATACTACATTTACTAATGCTGATGGATATGATGTTCTGAATAATCTTTCATCTGGATGGGGTAACAACCTAACAGTAAGTAATGGTCAGTATGTTCAGTTAAGGGGAACATCATCAGTAACACCAACAGCAACTGTTAACTTCAGTGTTACTGTTGGTGATGGTGCTGGTATTTCTGTATGGCAGATTACATCTGGACAAGGTGTTGATGATAATCCATCTAACTTTGTATTCCAAGATTTAATTGGTCAGATTCCTGGACAAACTGGTCTTAGATCAGAAGTTGCATCAGGTTCTTCTACATTAGTTGCTGGTAGAAATGTAGCACTGGTTGGTGGACTTGACGCTGGACTATCTGTTCCTGTTATAATCAGACCTGCTGATACTACTATTGTTCCTAAGATTAGTATTAATGGTGGTTCTTCTGGTCTCATCAATAATGTCACAGTTCAGAATGGTGATACTATCGAACTGGTTGTTGATAACTCTACCGATATCACTAACCCTGTAATTCCTGGTCAGGGTGTTGTTACTGTTGGTATTAACGTAGGAAACAGATTTATTCAGACATGGACTGTAGCAAACTGGACTGGTCCAGATACTATTCCATCATTCACACCTATCAACCAAGTTATTAATAGAACTCCTGGTGGTCCTAGTGTCATTGGTCCTATTGGATTGACAAGTTTCAATCTACCAATTACTATTAGTGCGACAAATCCTGAATCGTTTAATGAGTTCAATTTTGCTACTAATGAGAATATTGGTGATGTTCTATTCTCTATAAATGGTGATGCAGCAGTAGTAGGACCACGAACAGTTAATCCTGATCCTGGTGGTAATCCTGTATTCATCACTATTATTATGCAACAACCTGGAAATGCAGATCTTGATCCTGTTCAAGGACTCTCAAATTATGGTCAAACAGTTATCACATTTGGTGATGCATCTCCATTTCAGTTGAGATCTATCAACTATGCTGTTAAACCTATCCCACCAGGATATCTTGGTGTTTGGTATTCTGAGAAGAACGCATTCTTCAATGCTGAATCATGGGCAGCAGCAGGCGAAGATCCTAACAATGCTAGAGATTACTATAGAGCACCTAAGTTTGATGGTTACTCTATTGGAACTGTTGTTCCTATCACTAAAGAAACACCACTAAATGATGGTAACTTTGGTTATGGTGATATTGAAGAAAGATATCCAGGATTCTTACCATGTGATGGAGCAACCTTTGCTGCCGCAGATTATCCTTGGTTGTGGGAAGCAATTGGTAACACATATGGTGGCAACGCTACATATATTCCTGCAACTAAATCCTACACTGGAAACTTCAATGTTCCAGACTATCGTAATGTTAGAATGGTAGGTGCTGGTATTGTTGACTCTAACAGAGGATCATCTTCATTCGTTCCTGTTACAAGTGCTGGTGGTTCATTTGAACTGACTGGATCAACTGGTGGTTACTGGTATGTTGATGATGTTGATGTTGCTGGTCCAGATCCACTAGAACAAATTATTGCACCTGCTGGATCTAGTGATGGTATAGAATCAGAATACTTTACACTAGGAACTCCAAGAACATTTGGAACTGAAGAACTAGAGACAGATGTTGAATTCACTGTCACTGGTGAAGTTGTTGCTAACATTGGTCCTGTTAGTGATATTTCTGTTCGTCCTCCACAGCACGAACATGAACTCATTAGTGGACAAACTGATAGTGATGATGGCGATCCACTCATTCCATGGGGCACTAGAGCATACTACGGTGTTAGTGCCAGTGGTTCACAAAACTGGAGTGGAAGACCTGACGGTGACACAGATGCTGTTGATGATGGTTATTGGGAAGATGCAAACTTCTGGAACTTTGGTAACTTTGAGTCAGAAACTGAAAATTCTGGCAGAGGATCACTTCTAGATCTGTTGCCTGGTAGAGGTAGCAGCAGCGTAGCATTTGGTAACTACTGGGGTTCACCATTCTCGGAGATCAGTAGTCTAAGTGATGATTACTTCACTAAAAATGGCACTCCAGGCAATGGTGACTGTGGAGTTATTGACACAGACTCAACTCGTGCTAGAATAGATAACTATCTGTCTATCTACACTGGCACACTAAATCACTCTCACTTACTAGGAACAGATCCTGTTACTAATCCACAGACTGACTTTAGTTACGGTAACGTCAACTCAGACGCTACTGCATTCAGACAAGGACTAGCAACATTCAACTCTACATTCTCACTCAAGTTTACTCAGAATGCCACGACAGATGGTGGAGCAGGTGTTGATATCGAACTCAATCCAGCAACATTCTCATGGAACAATACCAGCAAACCAATTCCTACTGCTGCTATGAATCCACAGCGTAAGGTTCCTATCATCGCACCATTCCACAAAGTTAAATATATAATTAAGGCATACTAATTTAGAATATGGCAATTGCACATAATGCAGATCCCACTGTTGGTAAGGTCCAACAATGGAGACCACTTGAGTTGATGCAAGATCCAAACATCACCAAGTCAGAATTTACTGATTTTATTGGGGTATGGGAAAACTTTGTTCCTGCCCCATTTTGTGATCAATGTATTGGATGGTTTGAAAATCTATTGAACAAGCGTGGTTCATTTGTTGGACCAGAAGATTTCTCTTTTGGTGATACACAGGAGCAACAGGAAAACTTTGATGATCACTACATGAATGGTGCTACACAGTATGGTAGCAACATGACAAGAAAGGATCAATCTGTTCTTGCTAACTATGTTAACCAAGGCATGACATATCAGGTTAATCAATTCCTGAAGTCATGTATGGTTCATTATATGGCAGAGTTTGGACAACTAAAGAATGTTCCTATGATTTCTGCTGATGTTAAGATGCAGAAGACACTACCAACTGGTGGTTATCATCAATGGCATTATGAAAACTCTGCTGCATCACATGCATGTAGAGAAGTTACCTGGATGATTTATCTTAATGATGTTCCTGATGGTGAGGGTGGTGAGACAGAGTTCTTGTATCAAAAAAGAAGAATTCGTCCTACAAAAGGAACAGTTGTATACTTTCCTGCAGGTATGACACACGTCCACAAAGGAAACACACTGTTCAACGGAGATAAATATATCTTGACGGGATGGTATATCAAGACGGCACTAGCATGACCTCAAGCACACCAATCATAAGGAAACCACTACTGCAGTTGGATCTTATTAACAAAACGATCCTGCAAGCACCTAACAGTGCTACAACGTTGTCGGATTTCAATACAGCATCACTGCAGACACAGGAGTTTGAAGAGGAACTCAAGACTAAATTTCTTGAGATGATCGGAACTTTCTGGCATACTGAAGAAGATACTCTTGATTTCTTTAGTTTCTATAATGACGGCACCTACGCGGCGCAACGTAAGAGACAGAAGTATGACTTCAAGTCTGAGTCTCTATATTGGCAAGAGTATCAATTCAAGAGTAGCAGTCAAGAACAAGCAACCCAAGTATATAACACAGCACTGGCATTGTTTGCTGTTGCTGCTAAACGTAAGACTGATGTTGCACTTAAAAATACTCAAGCACTAGACAAAGAGATCAACTTCTTTGAATCTAAGTGGATCAAGAGAACTAGAGAGAAGCAACTGATGCTATCTGCTAGTGATTGGCGTGTGCTTCCTGATGTTGATGATAGTTATGAAGGCGAGAAAGCAATGTGGATTGCATGGAGATCAAAGATTAGATCTATTGCTATTCCTACGCCAGAACAATATGGTGACAAACTAGAGTTTGCTAAAACTCTATACAATCAGGTTTATCCTATTGATCCTAAGAACTATAGAAAACTATATGATGGTGTAGAAAATCCACCAGCATTCATGGATCCTGATGATTCTGATCAGTGGACAAACTATGATGATGATGCATCATCTGACTTCCTTGATAGCAGAATGATCAACAGACTCATGTATGCTAAGCAGAGAGCATCTGGAAGTAAGAGAGTCAAGCAAGAAGTTCTTGACATCATCAAACTAATGCAGGTAGAATCAATCTACCCCGATTTCGATAGCAGTCAATTTATCCTGGACGACTAACTATGTTTTATGAATGTGAGATTCTTAATGAACAACAACTGACCCATATCAATTCTTTATACGACAAGGCAGAGTTTACACAAGGAACTGTTTCCCAACGTGATGAGAATAATGTAGACACATCCGTCAAGGATAACTACGTTATGTCTCAGCATACATCACAGTTTAGAAAGAGTTTAGAACTGATTCAGCAGGGTATCAATGATGCTACTGCATTCAGATCTACTTTCGTTGTGAAAGAGATGACAGTTCCTCAATTGACAGAGTATCGTGAGGGTGGAAAGTATAATCCACACATTGACAATATTACTGTTCAAGGACTAAAAGCACATCACAGTATCACATTGTTCCTCAATGACCCTGATGAATATGAGGGTGGGGAACTAGTGATCACTGATGGTGACATGCCATTCAAATTTAAACAAAAAGCAGGCACGGCATTAGTATATCCTACAGGATATATGCATTATGTTGCACCTGTGACATCTGGTAAGCGTCGTGTTGCACTCATGTGGGCAACTAGTCTTATCGAAGACTTCTTCATGCGTCATCAAATTCTCAACTTTGGTAAAAGTATTGAGAAACTATTGAAAGAGTTTCCTGATGCACCACAAGAAGTTCTTGTGCCATTTGAACAAGTAAGAACTAATTTTATTAGAGAATATGGAAATCTATGATCAAGTCTTTGGTGAATATGACTTCGCTCAAATCATACAAGACATGGCAAGACCACAATGGAGTTATGGTCATGCATCAGTATCAAAAAATCATGACATCCCATTTTGGGAGATGAAACTAGATGACGAACAATTTTATAATGACTATCTCCTAAATATTATTAGAGACGTGACCAATGAACCTGACCTAGAGTTAGAACGTGTCTATGCAAATGGACATGTATTTGGTGATAAGGCAATGCCTCACACTGATGGTCATTATGATGATTGTAGAACATTCCTATTGTATGCAAATCATATGTGGGAACAAACCTGGGGCGGTAAGACTGCATTCCAAGGTAGTGATGGTAAATGGACATATGCTGAACCTGCACCTAATAAAGCAGTATTCTTCAATGGACGTATGACACACTATGCAGAAGAAGTCTCTAGAACATTCAATTCATTAAGAGTTACAATCGCCTGGAAGTTAAATGGAGCTACACGCAAACTACACTATTGATTACTTGCAAGACTTTATTGAAGAGTCTGCTAAGCGTCAAGAGAAAACTGTTATCTTCCTGCGTTCTACTGGTTGGAACAGCAGCAGTGATGTTGATGCAATCAATGCATCATATGATCTGTATAGAAGCAGACTACCAGTTGATATTTTCGGTGCTCTTCACGAGTCTGAGTATACATTTATTGTCTGTGATAATGTAACAGAGGCAATGGAATGGTGTGAGGATCTATTCCCAGTTAATCAGGAATCATGCACCAGACCAGAAGATTATATCTTCTATGCTGTATACAGTCCTCAAGGTCAACTACTAGCGGATAACGAATAATGTTTGCAGCAGAACTTGACGTATCAAAAGTATATCGCTTGAGTGATAAGTCACTGCTGCACAATCATGCAGTGATGTGGCCACAATGCACATCTCTGGTGGATAGTCAATATCCAGAAATCTTCACAAATGCACAAATTGATAGATTACAAAAAGTCCTAGGATATACTTTTATTGATCCTGACTATTTTGTTCCAAAGTCTACAACCAAATTTATTGAGATCTACTACAACGAAGAGATTGAGCAGGTAGAAGCAACTACTGATATGTCAGTAGAATATCTCATGGATAGAAAAGAGTGGTATCAGTTATCTCTTGAGTTAGATCCAATTGAAGGTATTAGAGAGAGGATGTTGAACCTCTTCGACAGGATTGGACCCAACCAAATTAGAATCGGCAAGTTTAAATTTGATGCCTATGGTAATACTATTGGAATGTCACATACTCCTCAGCGTATTACAAAACTGCTACAGAATTCTACACTGTATAGTTTTATCGAGAGAATATCACACCAACAGCACAAAGTGTGGTTTGAACATAACAAACTAGATCGTAGTATTGTTGTTCACTTGCGTCGTGACTATACTAATAGATTATACGCATTCCCTGCAAATGCAGCAGAGAAGCAGATCTCTTCGCTAAAGTGGAGCAAGAAGAAAAGACCCAAGTCTGAGATTAGAGAGAAGTGGATTGATCTTATTGAGCAAGCATATGAGTTGATTAGTGCAGACGATGCGGCATGGATTCGCACACTAATTGATCATACTGATCAAGAAATCGACTTCTCATTTGTATTCAGTGATACTGGTGCGCTCGAAGATGTGCTAGTATACAAGAGAGAAGCAAAGAACTTCCAGTCGTTCCGCTAACCAGTCTGTAAACTGTCACAGACTCTTGACCAGCGCGGTCTGATGCTCTATAATAATAGCATCAACGCAAGACAGACCCGATGCAACTCCGTCCCCATCAGCAACGTGCTCTCGATGCCATGGAGAATGCGAGCAAGGGTCAGATCATCGTGCCTACTGGCGGCGGCAAGACTCTTATTGCTATCATGGATGTAGTGAGGCGTCTCTGTTCCGCAGAGACTCCGCAGACTATTGTTGTTGTTGCTCCTCGCATCATGCTAGCAACTCAACTATCGTCTGAATACCTTGAGTTTATCACCAATGCTAATGTTCTTCACGTTCATAGTGGAGAGACAAAGCACTTCAGCACTACTAAGTCTGATCGCATTGACTTGTTCACTCGCATGTGTCACCATGTTGGTGAGCATGTAATTATCTTCACAACATATCATTCACTCGGACGTATCATTGATGCTGGTATCAAGCTCGATTGCTGTTATTTTGATGAGGCGCATAATGCTGTGCAGCGTAATCACTTTGTTGGTGTTGCTGCTGCCAGTCTAAGTGCTGATGCATCATATTTCTTTACTGCAACACCTAAGCACACTCGTTTCAGCAACCGTGGCATGAACAATGGTGAGATCTTTGGTTCTGTTCTTGAGAATGTTCCTGCTCCTGAATTAATTGCAGGTGGTAGCATCCTTCCTCCTACAATTCTTCCCTTTGAAGTAGACTATGCTCGTCAGAAGGGTGCAGATGCTGCTGTAAACGATCGTGACATGTTATTGGGTGTAGTAGACTCACTTGACGTTAAGAGTGCTTCTAAGGTGCTTGTAGCGTCTCCTGCGAGCAAGATCATGGGTGCTATGTTATTCAAGACTGATATCATGCATCAATTACGTGAGCGTGGTTACGATGTGCTGCATATCACCAGCAAGTATGGTGCTTATGTGAACAAGACCAAAGTCAATCGTCAAGAGTTCTTCAACACCTTCGATGCATGGGGCAAAGACCCTAACAAGAAGTTTATCATCTTCCACTATAGCATCCTGTCTGAAGGTATCAACGTTCACGGTCTCACTCACACTGTGATGTTGCGTCAACTTGATGTCATTGAGATGGCACAAACTATTGGTCGTGTGATTCGTATGAATCGTGAGGATACTGCTGATATTGCTAACGGCAAGATTGCTGCTGGTGATGTTGCAATGTATCGCAAGTCTACTGGTTATGTGACAGTGCCCGTGTTCAAGAACTATGGTGCTCCTACTATCAAGAGACTCCAAGCAATTGTCAACACAGTATTCGTTGACGGTATGCCTGCCACCAGTGTGGTTGCATAATTATAACGGGAGTGCAACGTGTTTGCATTCCCTGACCATACGTGGTAAACTGACCTGTCACTGCTAGGATAACATGGACACCAACAAGTATCAAAAACGTAAAGATGCACTTGGACTTTTTTATGAAAGTGTTTTGAAACCTGACCCCAAACTCAGAAACTGTGCTCACAATCAAGAGTGCTACAATGAACTGATGGAATGGCGTTCCGAGATCATTTCATACCTAGACACCCGTCGTAACCAGGAGTTTAATTAATGGAAACCAAAGAATACTGGGCAGCAGAGTATAGCAAGCAGCGTCGTGAACGTCTTGCTAATGCTGTTGCTGACTATCTCACATGTGACAAGACATCTGCTCGTCAGTGTTATGAAGAGATTCTATCAGAGATTGAAGAGACTATTGCTTACTACCGTAGTAATATGGAGAAAGCAAAGACTCTTAGAGCATTTCTAATAGGTAATCCTGACGGCACTGCTGACCTGGGTCAACCTCAATTCATCCAAGAAACTACCATCCCCTCACGTTATTAGTATGTGGACACCGACAAAAGAGATCAAAATGTTACGCAAAGCGTTACAAAAAGACTATCTCTACAGCACAGAAGAGATTATTAGAATGAAGCGACGTGTGAATGATCTTCTACGATTACGTCGCGATATGACTAGAGGTTGTGGTTTTGGTAATGGTGGACCACCATTGATCGACATGACTGAATCTAGTATGACTAAACAGGTTGATGAAATCAAGGAATCGTATGATAACATAGATAAAGTTGCACTTTAGTTCCTGAGGTTTAAATGGCACACAGTCAAGAAGCAGCAGATGCACTCACTGATGAGGTTAAAGATCTTGTCAAAGATCTTCAAGATGTAAACAAAGGTTTACAAGAGAAAGTGGCATCAATGTCCACCTACATCATTGAACTAAAACAACAAATGGAAGACATGCATGACAGATTCTACGATGTTTGAATTGCTTCAACCCGTTGAGTATCGTGGCACCACAGGTTACATTAGTTTTATTAGTGAATACTACGTTAGTATTTGCTTTGTTGACCTCCCACTTCCTGAGTCAGCGCACTCTAGATGGGGTCGTCATTATGTCAATTTGATAGTTTATCCTCCACAACAAAATGAAATTCGCTGTTGTTTATCTAAAGCAAAAGAAAAACAAGAAGACACGCCAAGAAGCGATCTTTTACAATTTAGAGGACGCCAGCTCATGGGAGCAGCACGTAAACAAGACCCTACACGTAAAAACTGACATCATCCCTATCTTTAGTGACACTTGATGAAGTGTCTACTATACCCCTGACTCCGCCCCATTCTACTGTTATAATTACAAGAGTTACACAATGAACAACGTGATCAACGACATCATCGACCCTGCTGAGATGACAGAAGAAGAGCGCACTCGTATTCTTTATGAAGCAGATTACAACATGCCTAGCAATCAAATCTATGAACTCCTCCCCGAAGATCTCCTCTCAGAATTCTGATACTGTCAGTGTTGATTTAACAATCGGTGAGGTTCAATATCTCATTGATTGTATGTGGAGTCAGACACGACACGACTCTCAAGCACTAGCATTCAGAAACAATATCAATGACGTTGAACTTGAGCGTCGTCTATCACACACTGTCGCAGATCATTCTGCATTAAATTCATGAAACGACTTCTTCCTACACTATTTGCTGCATTATCACTCAGCACAGCACAAGTTGCACTTGCTGATGATAGTAAGATCACACAAGGATATAACTCTATGGATGCCATGGGTTGTATGCTATTAGGTGAATGCACTGATGGTGTTGTAAAAGTATTCTCGATGCTTGACATCTCATCACAGTATCCTAATACTGAAGAATTCACTGGTGTCACTGGTGAGTTCCATAATATGCTTACATCACTCAATCAAATTGGTGTGAATGTATTCCTTGCAGATGAAAAGTATTTCCCATCAGGTCATCGTGGTGTCTATCACACAGTAAGCAACAACTTCTTCCTGAATAAGGATTACATGGGCAATCCTAGCACACTCATGATGGTGATGAGACATGAAGGATGGCACGCTGCACAAGATTGTATGGCAGGAACTATTGATAATAGTTTAATTGCTATCATCATGCCTGAAGACTCTGTTCCTATCATCTGGCGTGTGATGGCAGAACGCACTTATCCTAAGAATGTTGTGGCATGGGAAGCAGAAGCAGGTTGGGCAGGTAGAACTGAGAACATGACAATGAATGCTCTTGCTGCATGTGCTGGTGGTAATATGTGGGAAGTATATGAACCAACTCCCTTGACTCGTAAATACTTAGAGTTAAACGGTTACATTAATGATTGATGTTAAAGAAGAAAACGATGGCACGTTCACAATCTCGTGGGACGAAAACGACCCCAAAGAAAGTATCTTCAACGACTTCACAGAAGAAGACTTCAACCAAGTCCTCCGCACCTACGCCGAAGAAATCATCGCCTCAACAGAAACTAGAGGAGAATCTCAAAACATTAACATCAACACCGCCACGCAAGAAGACTGGGAAGACTTCTGGAAAGAAGAAGTCTGATATCGTAGCAGTTAGATCATACGATAAGAAACTATTCCCATGGGAGACATTTCCTTATCGTCTTGATGACAAGCGTGAGAGCAAAGTGTGTCACTTTCAATGCTTTGAACACGCAGAGAAGCACATTACTAGATATAATATGCTCCCCAAAGACTACAAACTCAGATATGATTTTGATGCCTTGGGAGCGCAGACGAGTTAAATGGGATGGAATTACTGTGACTAACAATTCAAAATACTACAGTCAGGTTGAGGTTGACGAAAATGGTGATCTCGTGTTACCATTGCCAGATGAACTCTTAGAGGAGTTAGGATGGACAACTGACACTGTGATTGACTTTGAATCACATGACGACTATTTCACATTGAGGAAAGTAAATGAGCACGAAGAGCAGAATCACTGAGAAGGGTGACATGTGGGAGTGGGAACATTCTCCTGAGGTTGAAGAGGCACTCAAAGCATTACATGAAACTGAACGCAAACATGCAGAGGATGGTGGTGACTATGGAGTTGGAAAGTGAGCACAATCTTCGTCCTAGTGTTCATCCTATTGCTGACAATAGCAATGGAGATGACATGGGGAGTAAGGAATCACAAACGTTAGAACCACAACTTATTACATACTGAACAATGCAACTCAACCTTGACGAACTTGTATACCTACGAACTGTTCTGGAAAGAACAACAACGTATACTATTGCTGAAGCAGAACAGATTGATCTTCCTGCCCTGAAGCATCAAAAACTACATCAAAAGATCAATGACGAAATCTACAAGAGACAAGGGTGAATTTGACTACGGGTGTTGGGAAGATCGTAATGATCTTCTCAATGCTATCAGACATGAGAACAAACTAATGAACAAGAAGTTCAAGTTTGAGAAACCACACACTATCAAGAATCGTAAGCAGACTGATGATTGAGTTTGATTATTCGTTGGACTACAAGTCACTTGACTTCACAGAGAATGATAAGCGTCATCTCTATCGTATTGGCCGCGGCGAACAAGGAGTGTTGCTAGTTCAACCCTATTCTGCACAACTCTGTCTTTTCTGGCGTTTTAAAACTCCAGAGGAGGCACAGGTCAGTGCGGAGACTCTGCATCGCAAGTTTTACGAATATATGTCTGAAGGGGACTTTGTTGGCATGGACATGTGCAGAAAGTTCCTTGAAATGGGGTTTACAAGAGCACGACGCTACGCAAATCACCATTCTGGACGTAAATACGCTAAAAATGGCAAGATTCGTCCGCAAGAGACGGACCATGCGACGTGCTGTTACGCAGAATCTGCTAAAATCTTCAAGATGTATCGTGATGATGCTGCGAACGATACCATCTATAAGTCAGCACGAAAGCAATGGCGCGATGCTGAGTGCCAGTGGTCGAAGTGTCTACCAGACCCCCCAACACCCGCTTGGAAGCTGCTATGATTACAAAGTAATCGAGAGACACCCATGCAACTCACCACACTCGTCACCACCGTTGACTTCTTTCCTGAAGCATTCATCGCTGAAGAGTCTGGCACTGTCGTCAAGCGTTTCCAGAAGCGTGTCACCTGGAATGCTAACGGTCTCAAGTCCTACAGCACTGTCACCATGCTCACCGCTAAGCACGAGTGGGCAGAGCGTATTGCTAACGGTGCTGAGGTAACTAACTACAACGTAGAGCAGATGCCACGCTCCGAGTATGCTCCAATGGCAGTTTGATGAGAATCACACAGTATCTCCTGAGCGGCATCTTTGCCTTTGTCGCTATCACATGTTACCTGCTATTCTTAGCGCAGCGTGACACTCAAATGATGAACTACTATGACTCAACAATCCAGCAACAAACAGTTCGTAAATGATCTCTTCGACAAACTCTTCAGTTTTGTTGACACTGACATGATTGATCTACATGATGATGACACATGTTGTGATGAACTAGAACTGCGAGCAGCAGAACTTGAGATGACTGTTGATGAGATGCTCCATGCTGATCTTTAATGACAGAACTACCAACTGATTTCCCTCATCAACCACCACAAGGTTTCACATACTATGTTCAAGAACATAAGACCAACATCGTTGGCATTTGGATTAGGAATCATGCTAGGTTTAGTTACACCAATGATCCTGTCGTCTCAATCTGGGGATTCTACAACACAAAGAAACAATGTTACATTGCCCCAATTAACCACAAACGTCCTGGCAAACCAGTAGACTTAGGTAACACTACGGCATACTCTGCTATGCCACTACTCAAATCATTTGTTGAACAATGACACCAACAACTAATTCTGACTGGTTCACTCAAACAAGTGACAAACTCTACGACAGACACTATTACACTCTTGGAAACAGAACGTTTCATGACTATGAACTCGTGAGAAATCATTGGTGGAGTTCTATCATCACTAATCAAGTGGTGGTTGTTCATGACTACAAGAAGAAAAAAGGGTTTGCCTGATGGAAGTTCAAGCACATGGTAACTCTTACGAGAGTGATGTAATCAAGAAGCGCACTGGTTACACTAAGGATGAGTATGATGCGCTCAAGGGTGGAGGATATACTGATGAGTTTGATTTAGTTGATGGTATCGTTGTTGATTATAATGGTAGTGTGAAGTCTACTGGTAGCAATACTATTTGTTGTGGTGATATCCAGAAGAAGATGGAGCATCAGGAATATAATCTTATTGTAGGACAATATGTTCAAGTAGGTGATATCAAGACATTTCATACTGAGTATGAGTTTTATATCACACCATCAGACTATGATGTGTTGTGGGGTAAGATGAAGAGAGAAAATATTGATGCTTTCGTATCATATATCAAGAGCATCACCAAGAGTAAGGAAGCACAGCAAGAGACAAAACTATCACGTAAGGTGTTCAAAGAAGAGATAGAAGATAAGAGTGCATTGTATGTGATCAATCCCAAGGTTGATAGTAAGAAACAACGACGTGTGCAGTGTTCATTGAAGATCGATGAGTTGATTGCTGCTGGTATTAAATATGAACAACGTAGTGTAGACTACCAATACCTATCAGGACGACGTAAGTTTAAGAAGAAATCATAAAATTATTGCAATGTCAGGCATTCATGACTTATAATTAGAAACGTTACACCATTATCACAATGATTGATCGCTCATTTCTAGACAGAATGCCACATGAACTTAAGGAGGCAATTGCAGAAGACTGTGAAGACTTTTTAGTTCATAGACACATCCCACTACGATCACATTCATACGATAACATTATCATTCATGCACTGAAGGAAGGTTATCAGATGAAATTGTTTGACAGACCCATTCGTAGACCAGCCTGACAAGTGTCCACTGAACCGCCACAGGGCATCCGAATGCCCTATACTATATTCATCAGCACGGGACACACCACATGACCACCACAGTCGTCAAGCACTGCTTCTACAAGATCGAGATCGACACTGTTGATGCTCCCCAGCACCCCATCGTGTATTTCCGCAAGTGTGGCAAATGCACCACTGCTAAGGGCATGGATCGTCAGCATGATCGCATTGTGGGTGAGACTGTGGAGGCATGGCGTCCATTCTCACAGCAGATCCGTCGCTACACTGTCTCTCGTGTGCCAGCTGACGTAGTGGTCGGTGGTGAGGTCCGCAACGCCTAATCTGCCCTATACTATTCACATCAGCACAAAACACATGACCACCACTTCATTGAACAAAGAGTTTTCTGACTTCTGTGCTCAGCAGGATGCACAGAACACCAATCAAATCAATATCACTAAGTATTGCTTTGAGTTGTGTGATGCACTGGTTTCAAACTTCATCAACGAGTCAATTCGTCGTCATGAGTTCTTTATGGCAACTGATAAGCAAGAATATCATCAAGCATGTATTGATGACTTGAAAGATGGTCGTTGTGGTTATAATTT